ATGGCACTTGAGTTCATTATGGATCAAGTCAAAGGTGCGTCAGTTAATGGTGAATCAACACCTGTTGACCAGATCACGGAAGAAAGCTTGCGCAGTATGATGCAAGATGAACGCTACTGGAACCCAGCGCGTAGAGACATGGATTATGTAAAACAGGTTGATGATGGCTGGCAAAAGTTTACAAGAAGTTAAGGTAATCAAAAGGGGGTTGTCATATCTAACCCCCATGCAACACTATCACATAGAAGAGTTCTATGAATGTGTGCATCCCTACAATGCCAGTGAAATGATCGAGCTTGGCTATGAAAGCCCACATCACTGCCTTACAGAAATGTATAACAATTCAGAAGCTTACGTTTGTCGCAACCAAGATGGCGATATAGCTTTTGTTGGTGGGCTTTGGTTTGGCGGTGAGTCACCACAGATGTTCTGCATGTTTGCTAACAACCTAGCAAAGAACGTAGTTCTTACTGCTAAAATGTCAAAAGCAATGCTTAGAATGTTTGATGAAGTGCATCCAGTAATGACAATGACTGTCTTTTCTAAGTTTGAACACATGTTGAATTGGGCTGTATGGCTTGGCTTTGAACCTTGCGGGATAACAGAAGATGATCGTTATGTTGAATTTGTGCGTTGCCTTTTAATAGAAAATAGTGTTACGGATAAGTCATTGCGGCCCGTAGTGCATTGATCGGCCCTTAACAGGATACCCGAATTGAGATGAGAGCGCGGATACCCGTAGCAATCAGGAAACTCAAACAAGGACTGTTAAAATGGCTAATACAATTGACCAAGCCTTCATCAAGCAGTTTGAGACTGAGGTTCACATGGCGTACCAGCGTATGGGTTCCAAGCTACGGAACACCATTCGTTCTACGAATGTGACAGGCTCAACAGCTCGATTCCAGAAGATCGGCACAGGTGCCGCTTCTACTAAAACACGCAATGGCGATGTGACCACAATGGAACTGGCACACACCAATGTTGAAGCAACAATGTCTGACTACTATGCAGCAGAATACATCGACAAACTTGACGAATTGAAAATCAACATCAATGAACGTCAAGCTGTCGCTCAGTCTGCGGCTGCGGCTCTAGGTCGCCAAACAGACGCATTGATTGTTGCCGCAATGGACGCTGGTGCAAATGCTACTCAAATCGCTGATACATCTGGCGCATTGGGTAAAGCAGACTTGCTAACATTGTTTGAAACATTTGGTACTGCTGATATTCCAGAAGATGGACAGCGTTACATAGCAATGTCACCTGCTGGTTTTGCTGACTTGTTTAACATCAACGAGTTCGCATCATCAGACTTTGTTGGACCGCAAAACCTACCGTTTGCTGGCGGCATGACAATGAAAGAGTTCTTGGGCTTCAAGATTTTCTCAACGTCTGCTGTAGCTGGTGGTAAGAACTTTGCGTACCACACAACTGCGGTTGGTATCGGCATTAACTCTGACGTACAGACAGAAGTTAACTATGTACCACAGAAAGTTGCACACCTAGCAACATCAATGATGTCAATGGGTTCAGTCGCTATCGACGCGAACGGCATCTATGAAGTTCTAGACAACAACTAATATGGTGGGGGCTTCGGCCCCCATTCATCTAAGAGGTTGATATGGCAAGTACGGCAGCAAACAGTGGCATTGATATTTGTAGTAGGGCTTTGATCCTAATTGGCGCAGAGCCAATTACTTCGTTTGAAGACGATACTACAGAGGGTCTAGTTTCGAGTAACATGTATGAAGACATTGCTCGTTCCAACTTAACATCTACACGCTGGCGTTTCTCAACAAACCAAGCCGTTCTTAACAGATTGAGCGATGCGCCAACTGGTCGGTTTGATGCAGCCTATCAGCTACCATCTGGATATTTGTTTGTTCACGCAGTGACAGTGAACGACTTTCAGATTGAATATGATATTTACGGCGACAAGATTTATTGTGACGCTGGCCCTCAAGACGAACTTATTATTGACTACACCTACAGAGCAGAAGAACAAGACTGGCCTTCTTACTTCTCAGTTTGTGTAGAGTATGCAATGGCAACTGTGTTTGCGACAGCCATTGCTCGTGACCAAGGTTTAGCAAACTTAATGAATCAACAGTACAATGTTGCCTTAGCAAAGGCTCGGTCTATTGATTCCCAACAGCAAAGCACACGGAAGCTTGTTACTTCTCGGTTTATTACTAATAGGAGAAGCTAATGCAGAAGGCCAGAATCCCACTGACAAACTTTCAGTATGGTGAGATTAGTCCGTCCCTGTCATCAAGGACGGATTCTGCCATTTATAATTCTTCTGCGCAAAGCGTTAAGAACTTCTTTCTTATGTCAGAAGGTGGAGTTCAGAAACGTGGTGGGTTTAAGATTCTGCATGACTTTACTGGAGTAACAGAGGACACAAGCGTTACTCAGCAAGTGCGAATTATTCCATTTAACTTCTCAGATGATGAGCAGTATGTAACTGCATTGAGTGAAGGTAAGGCAGAGTTTTTCTTTATTGACCCTGTAACTGGTGCAGTCAGTAGCGTTGCGAGTGTCACTACAGATATTAATGGAGCAACTGTTCCTTGGACAGAAGAGTACCTGCATGAGATTACCTATGCTCAAGGTGGTGACATTCTGTTCCTCTGCCATCCTACATTCCAGTGCCAACAGATTGTTCGCACAGGTCTAAGTAGCTTTGAGGTTCAGCCGTTTGAGTTTCAAGTTCGAGCGGGTGGAGCAAAGACATATCAGCCATACTTCCAGTTCCAAGCTAGTGGCGTCACCCTTGATCCATCTGGCACAACAGGCAGCATTACACTGACAACAAGCGCAGCTTACTTTGACACAACGGGTAAGCATAACGGCGTTAAGCTTTACTATCATGGTTCTGAGATAACGATTAATTCTGTAACCAATAGCACAACTGCAAGCGCAACTGTTACTGATGAACTATTTGCATCGCTTGATCCAGATGCCATTCGTACTGTTGATGGCTCTGCTGATGTTAAGATTACTCAGATTAATCATGGTATGGCGGTTGGTGATAGTATTACTATTCGTAATGCAACAACTGTTGGTGGTATTAACGCCAGTCAGATTAATGGTACCCGATCAATTATTTCAATCATTGATGAAAATACTTTTGAAGTAACTGTTGGAGCGGCTGCAAACACAACCGAAGATGGTGGTGGTAACATTGAGATTGTTACTCACGCGGCAACCGAGCAATGGTATGAGCAATCATACTCTGATCTAAGAGGATACCCTGCCGCTGTTGGATTCCACGAGAATAGGCTGTGGTTTGGCGGCACTACTTCTCAGCCTGACACTGTGTGGGCAAGTAAGTCTGGTTTGTACTACAACTTTGATATTGGTACTGCTTTAGACAATGACAGCATTGAATTGGTTATGAGTATTGGCGAGGTGGCAACAATCCGTCACTTTGTATCAAATCGTGACATTCATATCTTTACCGCTGGCTCTGAGTTTTACATTCCAACATTCCAAAACCAAGCTATTACGCCTACGAATGCTGTGGTTAAGCGACAGACTTCTTTTGGTAGTAGCTTTGCTAGACCTCAGCCTTTCTATGGTGCCACTCTGTTTACTCAGTTTGGTGGCAGTACAGTTCGTCAGTTTATCTACAGTGATGCAGAAGATGCTTACAAAGCTGATCCTATTTCATTGCTGTCCTCACACCTGATTAACAACCCAATACAGTCTGCGGTTACTATCAGTGAAGTGGGTGCATCCGATGCTTCGGTATTCTTTTTAAATGAAGATGGCACTCTTGTTACTTACAACCTAAACCGTGTTGAGAACATTGCAGGTTGGACTAAGTTTGAAACGGCTGGCGAGTTTCACTCGATTGCTTCTGTAGCAGATCATCTCTTTGCAGTTTTGAAAGTAGACATGGGCAGTGGCACTAATAGCTATGTGCTTTGCCAGTTGGACGAAGACAGGAATGTAGACTGTTCAGATACATACACTGGCAGTGCTGGCGTGTTTGATGTGTCTAACTTCTTTGAAGATGGTGCTGTATTGGATGTCATTAATGGCTCTGATTATCTTGGCACCTTTACCGTTGCGAGTGGCAACTTAGATGTTTCTGCGGTTGACGCTACGTTAACTTCTTGTGAGGCTGGATTTGCATTTGACGTTGAGTTGAAGACCAACCCCATTGATTTAAACACAGCAATCGGGCCTGAAACTGGCAGAGAAAGAACGCTTGGCAGCGTAATCGTTAACTTAACTGACACACTCTCAGCCTCAGTGAATGGCACAAAGCTAATCATTCGCAGAACTAACAGCGACTTTAGTCAACAAAGAACGCCATTTACTGGCAACAAAGAGTTTAGATTGCTTGGCTATAGCCGCGATCCACAAGTCATCCTTACACAAACCGCACCGTTAAGCTTGCAAGTAAACGGTATAGTAGCGGAGGTATCGTTCTAATGCCCATCGGCCCACTTGAAATAGCAACATTTGGATTAAGTCTATTTGGCGCAAAGAAAAGCTACGATTACCAAAAAGCTGCGGCTGAGAAAGCTGAGAAAGTTGGCAAGCTAGAGGGTCGTCAGTTTGTTAACGAACTATTCTTAGCTAAAGCGCAAGCCATTGGTGCAGCAAATCGCAGACGGGAAGAGCTTACTCAATCTGAGTCTGCTAACTTAGCAATGTTTGGCAAGATGGAGCGTGATGATAGGTCAGTTGATGCTTTCTTAAAAAGAAACCAAGACATTGCTGCTGCTGATATAGCAGAGATAGATCGTAAATCAGAAATACTCTCAGCAAAATATGCTACTCAAGCTGCTGTTGCTTACACCTATGGTCAAAATACAGCGGCAGGTATGAGAACCCAAGCCACAGCAAACCTGTTTACAAACTTAGCTGATATTGCTCAGAACCTTGGGCCATCTTTAGTAAAGCCTAAAAGAGGCGGTGGCGGAGGAGGTAAATAATGCCAGTAATTAGAGAAAAGCGGCAGGTAGAAAGCGCAGGGCCAGTAGGCGTTGTGCGAATGAACCTTGGAGAAACTGAGAAATACTCCAGAATTGCTGATGCCACTCAAAAGCTAACAAGCTTGGCAATTAAAGAGATGGGGCGAGAGTCAGCACGCCAAGGCGAAGAGATGGCTCAAGCTGTAGTCTCTTCAAAGATTACATCTATTAATCCAAAAACTGGAAAGCCAGAAGCTTTAGACTGGGTTGGTGAATCTCAGTTTATGGGACGTGTTGGCGCAGAGGCTTATACTCGTGTAATCAATGACAGATTCCAGCAAGAGATAGAAAATGAAATAAAAGAAAAGGCTGGCGAGCTTGCTCTCAAATTTGAGAATGATCCGTATTCTCCTGAGAAGTACGAACAGCAGATGAATAACTATCTCAAAGAGATGGCATCAGCATCAGAGGAGAATGGACAGCCAACTCTTTATACTAACTTCATTATGTCTCAGGGTGCGCAGTATGTGACAGCAACAAAGCTGAACATGATGCAAGAGCGCAATCGTAGAGAGCGTGAAAAGCTAGGCGTTTCTATTGGTCTAAAAAATACAGAGAACGTAGAAGCTGCTTACTTAATGGGGCAATCTGGTCAGGTTGATAAGTTTGCACCATTTCTTGAGAGTTCAGTAAACCGAAACAAAGACGGTGAGAATGCTAACATTACTAAGCGTGGCACACACTCAGTGCATGAGAATGCCATGCAGACCGCGTTTGTTCAGGGAAGACTTGATGTAATCTTTGAAGGTAAGTCTAGAACAACCAGACTAAAGATTATAGATGCTATTCGTCGCAAGAAGACTGATGGCCTATCGTCAGAAGTAAAAGCTGCCATTGATGAGATATTGCCTTATGTAACGGCTCAAAACAAAGGCACACTAACAAGCTATGGCTCTAACATTAATGGCACTCTAACCTCTATTGAGCTAATAGCAGAAGCCAATGAAAAAGAACGTTTGGCAAATAATAAGAAGTTTTTGCTTAACACATTTCTAAGTGATGCTGATGGATTAGAAGCCACTTCTTACAATTCAATATTAGATGCTTATAACAACGCAAATGAGTTAGACCCAACTCAACGTGATATTGCGTTGCAAACTGCAATAAACGCAGCAATAGATGATGCATCTCAGCTTTTGAAAGAAACTGCTGCTGCTGGAACCGATCTTACAGCGGACGCTAGACGAGCAATTAATGAAGATATTCGTCGCTCAGTTTTAACGCCACTTATGATTGCCGCTGCTAGTGATGGCAATGTAAATGATCTTGCTCTGTATATTACATCTAAGAACCCAAGGGCAGCTGAAAGTCTAACAGAGTTTCAATTGTCCGTTGCCAATGGATTGCGGAATGGAAAGATACCATTTGATGCTGATGATGTAACATACATTCGCCAGTTGCTCGGGGACTCAGAAGATACAGTAAAGACTGCAATAGATAATTACACAAAGAAGTCTGATTTTGATAATGGCATATCAGACTTGATAAACAATATTATGACTGGTGAGGATGATGTAGGTGAGTGGCAGTCATCTTTTGAAAGTATAGATGCAAGCATACTGCACACAACGGCAGAAAAAGATTCTCTTAAACTTAGAATGCAAACTGCTAGAGTTATTCAAGGAGTAAATTCATTAAGTGACTTATCATCTGGTG